GAGGTAAAATGCGTCTCCGAAGGCGAAGGGTCGGTGCCGTTTCCAGGCGCAAACGTCCCTACCGTGTTGCCAGGCGTAAACCTGTCTATCGAAAGCGAAAGCCAGTCGGAAGGCGACGAAGTCGATTTGTGCGAAGAAGGGTCCGATTCGGAAGACGAAGAGGACTGCGAAGACGTTCCAATGTCAAGACCCGCTCAGTGATGAAGGAGAGTTTCATTTTGCCGAAGACCTCTGTTACTCGCACTGATGCTTTTTTCATTGCTGTTGGCGTGAATGGCAGCCCTGGTCCTGCGACTGGTTTTATTGCTTTTGGTGCCCCTCTTGCTGCAGCGTTGAATGCGTCTTGGATGGTTCGCAATTTGCCTCCTACCACTGCTGATGGAGATCAGAAAGATGCCACGGTAGCAGATCCTACAGGTCCTCATTGGGCTGACAATACCAATTACATGTGGTATCACAATGGACAGCCCAATGCTTCTTGGTTGTCTGTTGCTCCCTCCTGGGAGCATGTTTCCTTTTTCAACGCGAACAATTTCGGTGTCAAACTGAATATTGGGCCCTTTTATCGTTGGAAACGGGGGTATATGCCTTCCAATGACGAGACTCTTCTCAATGATGCGGTTGCAACGACAGGGAGTGGGGCTCTTGTTGTTGGGACTGTTGGTGGTCCCGGTTTGGATCCGTTGAAGTATAATGGCGTTCAGATGGATCGGATGTTTGTTGAATCCCGTTATGGTTTCAACAAGGAGTCTATTATTTGGAAGAGGAAGTTGAGCATAAGGAAGCGATATATTTCTGTTCTTGTTCCTCCGAACGGTCGGTACGAATTCAATATTCGTCTTCCTGGGGTGAAAAAAGTTCCTTATCCTCAGCTTCTTGCTGAGTGGAATTCGAACAGTTACAAATATGTTCAATGTTGTTTCAAGTACCAGGTTTTTTCCCCTGCTATGTTTGATCCTTTGAATGCTGCTCCTACTGCTTGGGGTACCGGGCCTGGGTGGGGTCTTACCCAGGTTGTTCCTTGTGTTGCTATGCACTTTTCGAATGAGATGGTTGTGCGGCATTATGTTTCCAATACTCCTTTCTTTTTTATTGATTCCAACCCGAGGAAGGTTGCTCGTGGTGCTGTTCCTTTTCCTGCGTTCAATTCCCAGGCTGTCGTTGAGCAAAAGGGTGATAATGCCATGTTTTGAGTTTATTAAACAATGGGATTCCAGTTTAATGCTGGCTACAATTGATAATTATTTCCGTCATGAGTTTAGAATGTATTTTTAGTCATCGAGGACAATTCGATGCTCTTGGAATCTTGCATGTAGTGCTGCCCTTGTCACATCGATTTCAGCAGAGAAAAGGGTGTCGATGTCGACGTTGGAGCAGACGATTAGCAGGGTGACGAGTCGTCCGGGGACGAATCGTTGGGAGTATCTCGTTTGACCTGGAACAGGTCTTTGCCATTCCGACGTGTTGGTGATGGAGAGGAGGTCTGAGGCCTTCGGAATGATGTCGTCGTAGACGATGATTTGTTCGCCATCGTAGTTGTCGAAGGGGTACTGCGTTCCACCAACGCGGTAATTCTTGAATCGGTAAACGTTCGCTTCAAGCCACTGGGTCTTGCCCGCATTAGGAGGCCCGTAGATCCAGATGTGTCGTTGCTTGTTTGGTCCGGAAGGGGTTGGGATTGCCTCACCGTTGGGAAGTTCGATGGGATAGACGGGATCTGGCATAGCGCTGATTGCAAGGTAGTTAAGCCATTGAGTGCGATCTCCGTACTCCTTTCGAAAATTTCTTGATGTCGGGTAGAGACTCGAGGACCCAACAATCGGCGTAGGTACAGCTCCGTCATACTTGCAAAGGTATTCGTAAGCTCGCACATGATTCGATATTCCACCGGCTCGTTTTCGCTCTCCTCGTCGAATGTTGCAGTGAAATGTTGATCCAGGGTGGTCCTCCGTAGGCGGGATAGTGAGGTCGAAAAATCTTGGATTGATGGTATCAATCTTGCGGATGAAGGTGATCCAGACATGGAGGTGGCGTTCACCATCCACATGTCGTTCTTGCTTTCCGAAGGAGTGCTTAATATCCCGTTGATTGATCGACGTGTGTCGGAGATATTGTTGAGGCAAGATTGGACAACGTGGGTAAGTGAGGAAGGCGCTGCGGGCAGTGAATCGGAATTTCTTTTCTTCGTCTCCTCGGGCTCGATAAGCATCTTCTTCATCGGAACCTCCATCGTCGCCATTTCCTTCTCCAGCTGGCATTGGCACATCAAACTCTGGCTCCTCGAGTGGCAGCTGCAGAGGTCCATCTGGCATTCCTCGAATCCTTGGCATGTGGAACACTTTGTGTGTCTTGGCATAAATGGCAAACACGCTAGTCCAGGTGTTTGAGTTGTGATCTGAAAAATGAAATGTTTCTCCCGCTTGTGATTGCTTTTCTGGTGGCGACGTCGCCTTCCAGAACTTTCTGGAGTCTTGGAATTACCCGATGAGTCATCCTATTTCACCGATCGGTCTTTTATCGGGCATTTCTTATCTGGCATACATAAATTTCCTACTGCTGTGCCTTGAAGGCTGCCATGTGCGCGCTTTAGCGCACATGTTAGGGTTGCGCTCAGGCCTCTGTCCTACTCCCTTGTGCGCGCTTTAGCGCACAAGTTAGGGTTGCGCTCAGGCCTCTGTCCTACTCCCTTGTGCGCGCTTTAGCGCACAAGTTAGGGTTGCGCTCAGGCCTCTGTCCTACTCCCTTGCGGGTTCGTCCCCCCGGCAGGGGGGACCAGGGTTAGGGTTAGTTTTTTTTTTTTCCTTTGATGCGAATGAGGTTGACTGCTGTGCCTTGAAGGCCTGCTGTGCCGTAATCTCCTAACTGTTTTCGCCAGGGGGTCCGGGGACCTCCCCGGGCCGCCGCCGCCGCCAGGGGGTCCGGGGACCTCCCCGGGCCGCCGCCGGCCGGGGCGGGGGCCGCCGGCCGGGGCGGGGGGCCGCCGCCGCCGTTTTTGAAATTTGAATTTTGGCGCCAAAATTCATCCACCACGACCTTTACTAATATTATAGGTCGTGGTGTTTTGGTGGGACCCACTGGTGGGGGGACCAATGGTGGGAGTGGGTCCCACCTGTTTTATTTTTTATGGCGCAGGTTGCTGAGGGTGTTTACGAGCTCGGCAAAGCGATTGAGGAAGTGAAAGGTTTCCTCCAGTTCGGGAAGCGAGCGTTAGAGCATTACGACGGCCCCTTCGTGAACCGAGGGGCTCCTGAGAAAAAATATCTGCCAAGCAGCAACCAGCTTCAGCCCGCGTTTATCGGGTTAGGGGCAACATCGCGGTCTGCGACTTCACGTCAGTGGAGGAGTTCGTTCCCGAGGGGAACATATCGGAGGAGGAGAACCGTATACTCGCGTTTTTATCGGCCCGGACGGGGATTGTACCGCTTCCGGAGGACAAGGTTTCTGAGAAGGAGGTATCGGAGGTAAAATGCGTCTCCGAAGGCGAAGGGTCGGTGCCGTTTCCAGGCGCAAACGTCCCTACCGTGTTGCCAGGCGTAAACCTGTCTATCGAAAGCGAAAGCCAGTCGGAAGGCGACGAAG